GTTTAAGTGCGGTGGTTCCAGCTGCACTTACAATCGCACACCTCGTCCGTCCATTGTTATCGCATGCGAACCAGCAAGTTGGCCAACCGTCGAAATTGAAGGCCCGGGAGGAAAGCCCCTCACCGTCCTCGCTGATGACCCGATCCTGGAGTTCGTTAATGAAGAAGTGCACAGTGATCATGATGATGCACATTCTGACATGTGTGAGCCACCTCCTTCAGAATTGGGACCTGATGTTGCTCACGAACCATCTGTGGAGCCCGAGCAGTCTGATGTACCATCCACTAATGCCCCATGTCTCACTCCTGCTGATGTATGTGTCACTGCTGACGACAGCGAACATAGCGACGTCGAAACCGGAAGCTACTACGACTCCGAAGACGAGTCCGACGAGGAATGGCTTGACAACATTAGTAAAAGGACTGTCCCTCGATGAGCGTATCGACCTTTTCAATGATCAATTAGCCGGTTATTCACATCTCATTGAAACCGACTACAATCGATTCGACCGCTCTATTTCCCTCCCTATCTTACAACAAATGCAGGATTTTATTTTTTTATGGTACTTTAGAGGAGAACGCCACATTTTGTTTAGATTAGCCCTTGAGTTAGCCAGAATCACTCTCGGTGTTTCCGATTTGGGTGTGCGTTATAAAGTTGATGGAACCAGGTGTTCAGGAGATGCTCATACCTCCATTGGCAATGGTTTAATTAATTCCATCAACACTTTTATTTGCTTTTACCACTTTCTCATAGAAACTTGGACCTCGCTACATGAAGGAGACGATGGTATAATCGGTGTCACAGAAGATGTTCACGCCGATGCGGTCGAGCATTTGAACCAGCTCCCGCAACTTGGCTTTTCTGTCAAAGCCGAAATTTACAATCAAATAGAAGATTCATCTTTCTGTGGACGACATTTTTATTTGGATTCTGGTTTCCGTATCAAAGACCATGCTGACATACTCAGAAGTTTAAACAAATTCCATACTTCTGTGTCCAACTGTAAAGCCAATGCCTTGTTGCTGGCCAAGGCCATGTCATATTATCATACTGACGGCTACACACCGTTGATTGGCCCATTGTGCCACGCAATCATACACGTTATGAGACAGAAAGTCTCATTTAGTTCCTACAAGCGCGCTCAACATCAGCTCCGATACACACGTTTTGCTACAATGGATGTCATTATTGACTATTTTTCTGACTCTCCGCTGCGTGATATAACCACAGAAGCTAGAGTCAGTTGTGCCCGACGAACAGGCATAACCATTGAAATGCAATTAGAGCTTGAGCGCCGTTATCTTCATATGATTGAAGTTAATGACATTTTAGTGTTACCGCGAATACATCAGGAATGGCTGATTCGCGAGGATGGTCATGTGTTTGGCGACCCCGCTCAGTGGGTAAGAACATCATAAATGCCAAACCAATTAGAGTCGCTGCCTAAACGACTCTTCTTATTTAGTTCACTGTAAGACAAGGG